GTAAGCATCAGTTACTCCTGTAAAAAAAAGGGAGAGCCACGTTGTGTGACCCTCCCGATAAATTAGGCTGTCTTGAATTCGATAGCCATTTCTGGGCGCATAGTACCATGGCCGACAAACATTTTTGCCACCATGAAATCCTCAAGTCGCCTCACATCTCTTTCGTTTTCCATTGAGATGTCCATTAATTTTACGGTTGCTACCGCTTGTGGACACCACATAACACCAACTGTGTTAGAGAAATCTGCACGATACTTTGAGTACACGCCGGTTGCGGCTGACTCATCGATTGCAGGGATGTTGCGTGATTTGACGATTGTTACGCCATCAATTTTGATGGACTCTGCACGGCTTGAAATACCACCGGCAACGTCAGCTTGGAAATCACGGTTTAGTACTAAGTACTGACCATTGCTGTCCTTCGCATATTTAATTGCGTCAAAGACTTCAGTAGTAACCGCAAGGTAACGCGGCATATCTTCTGGTACATCTTTGTTGAACAGACGGATGTTTGCGTCACGGATAGCGTCAATCCAATCGATGCCATTATAGACACCACCGGTTGCCGCCAAGGATGCATCAACGACTGACTCACCACCAGGAAACGGAGAAGATCCAGCATCACGGGCTGCGAGGATTAACTGCCTGAATACGTTCTTATCGAACACTTTAGCCAATGCTGTACCCATTTCTTTTGAAATGATGCTACGCATATCGAAGTGTGACAAGATGCGATCCAGATCAGCAATCGCATAGTGCGATACAAGGATGTCATCTACGTTGATAGTTAGTTCACCAGTTGTGAAATCATTGCCCAACAATTCGGTGCCGGGTGTATGATATTCTGCTTCCGCTTTCCATGTTTTTGGAAACCGGTAAGACTTTGCGCCGCCGCTAAGTGACTTAATTGTGTGCTTGTCGAGAGTTACTGTTGCGTTATCAAACGCGGTAATAATCTCGCCACCAAACAAATCAAGATAAAGTGAACGATTGTCTACTGGAGACGATTGTCCTTTACCAAAGCGGACGGGAGAGGAAGCATCACCAAATGCCATAATTATTCTCCAATCAAGAGTTTAAGTTTAGTTGTTTGACGGTTTATCACTCTCTTCCACACAGATTGTCCGACTTATCGGGTCTGCTGTACTACGTTGTGCATCAACCTATGCCACGAATCTATCGGGCAGAAGGACACCTAATTAGTAAAAAATAGGGAGTCCGAAGACCCCCCATTCTTATTGTGCATCTAAATCCCATGTAGCGGATTGCATCTTTCGCATCACTTCTTGTCGGAAGGATGGGTCTGATGAGTACCGTGGATCAGACATATCTGTTTTCATTTCAGCCTTCGAGCGGTAACCAAAGGTCGAACCGCTCTGTTGTTGTCCAGCAACTAGGCTTGGTTCAGGTGAACGAGTTGGTGCAGAATCACCCATGCGAACAGCAATAGCATCTGCGGCGATGCGCCATTCAGGTGTACCTAGCAGATTATTGTACTGTGCGATCTCACCTTCAGAGAGATTGTTCAGCCCCCAATCGACCATGTCTTTCCAGTTCTGTTCACCGCCAACGTAATCTAGTGCTTCGTTGATGGTTTGCTCACGTCTGAAGTTCAGGTTCTCGACATATGTCTCTATTATGTCTCGCGGAAGTCCGACCCGCTCCAACGCAACCATCGCGTCTTCTGCGAGTTCACCACTGTCTTCGAGTTGTTGTCGCAAGACATTTGGGTCGAGTCCGGCTTGGCTGATGATATCGTTGACGGCTTCTTGTTGCTCCGTCTCCTCACCGGTCTGTTTGTTTTCCACCTGTTGTTCTTCGGGTTGCTGTTGCAACCTGTAAGCAAGTTCTTTTGCATGGTTCTCCCAATTATATTCACCAGTTGATTGGTCGTAGAACTTCTCGTATCCACCTTCTGGAATTGGTTGAACCGGCACTGGATCGGGCAGATTACCCTCTTCGATATTTGCATCCTGATTTTGGAAGCGGTCAATCATTTGCTGATTATATTCATCAGATCCTGGCACCGTTGCTTGTGCTTCTGTTTCGTTCATTGTTTACCTCACGTTTGTTGCATAGCTTGTTGGACAACTGCTTCTGCGCCTTGTGCGCCAGCCTGTTGAGCGGCAGATGTCGCTCCGGCAGCCAGTGCTTGTTGACGCGCCTGTTCTTGTTGTTCTTCCATAACTTCTTCTTTATTGCGGACAGCGTCAGGTAAATCCAAACCATGAAAGGCTTTACCAAGAAGGACATCCATCTTGATATACTTCATCATTTCGGGCGGCATACCAGATAAGAACTGGAGAGCAGCCTGAACCTTATTGACATCTTGTTCGCGACCCAATGCTTCCATGCCAGTGAGAATAACTGGCTCAACAAGACCGTCTGGCCAAGGCGGAAGCTGTCCACCTCGTTTCATTTGAGTTATCAAACGTGTCATTCGTGCTTGTTGCATAGTCTCTGAAAGCTGTGAGTACACACCACCTAATGTGCTTTCGAGTTCTTCGGTCATACGTCTGACCTCGAATGCGGTGGTACGTTCTGAGTCACGGACTGTAGCCGCGCCCATCAGAAACGCTTGTGATACTTCACGGGTCTGTCGTTCCAATTCAGCGGCACACAATTGCATACCGTTATTGTTCTGGAACTGTAGCATCACAATGTCTTCAGCGTTACCGACAACGATGTCGCCGTTATCTGCTTTTGCGATGCGGCGGCGTAGGTTAATACCACCAGCCGCGTTAGGTCTGATCATGGTGACGTTACGCGAAGCCATAGCCGCGCCGTCAATTAGAGATTTAGACAATGCATCGATGGTGCGTAGGTCTGGCAAATGTTCTTCGATTTTGCCTCGACCGTAATCCTCACCAATCACGCTGGTATAGCGCAATGCATTGTAGGGAATAACTGTATACACACCTTTAGAATTAGGTACTTGCTTACTGTTGATTTCCTGATAGACCTCGAACTCACCCTTCTTGTTACGCTTTGTATGCGTATAGAGAGGTACACGATTATTACTAAAGTCGTCAGAAGATACCATACCCTTTGCCTGATCAGGTAGACTCTCAGGGCTTAGATATTCTTCAGTTATAATTTCCAAAACATCACCCGCCATATCACGGCTGACACAATATTGGTCTAACCTAAAGATACGAATAGTGTTATCTGGTTGCATAAATTCGAGACAGTTACCTGTCACCAATAGATACTGGAGCGCAAGGTTCGTTGACCTTCGCCATTGCTTTCGCTCAATTTCTGCGCCGATTAACATCTCTGACATAACTAGACCCTGTTCGATGTCAGGGCTTAATCCCATCTCGCCCGACTGAATGCGGGCTTCTGGGGGTACGTCTAGTTTAAAAGATGATTTACCGGGCGGGTACATCGCGACCATTAATCTACTAGCAAGACTAACTGTGGCTCTAGCCCCAAGGCCCTGATACGGCTCTGGAAGAACAGCAAACTCGTTGTGTCCTTCCGGCGGCATCAGGGCTGGGATTGTCAGAGCGGCACAATCTCTTGATCTCCGTAGATATGGGTCACGCTTCCGCTTCATAAGTTCGTAGCGGGATCGTGCCGTTTCTGCCATTTTGGTTTCACCTGTTATTGGTTAGTGTTGATGCCTGTTCCGACAGCCGTTCCCATGCCATTCCCCTGATTCAATTGAATCCGTAGGTTCTGACGCGCACTACCTTTTTTCTTCCTACGCGACTGAATGTAGCCTTGGGCATCTGGCAAAGTGCTTGCTGATGCTGTTGGCGCAGTCGGGGCTGGCGGTGCTGGGGGTGGTGGCGGAGGCGGCGGCGGGGCGGATGGTCTTCCTCCACACATATCTAATTCCTCTTCCGAAAATAGAACGCTTTATTACCGAAACCCATCTTTTCGAAAAGTTTCGTTATACGTTCTGAGTTGACGTTGGTTGAAGTACCGATGTGAATCTCTGCTGCGCCTACATCCCGCGCCCATTGTTCATAGGCTTTAATTAGACGGACGGCGGCAGTACCACCTCGTTCCTCTTTAGTTACAAACAAGGCTAGGTCACACGATACTTTGTCGTTCCCAAACCAATGTTCCTGACACACACCTATGAACAAACCAATGATACGCTCTTCTTTCTCTGCAACAAACGCGCAGAAAGCATCAGGCTTTAATGTGATTAAATGCCAAAGCTGTTGAAGTTTTTCTTCCGAAAAGTCCATATCCTTGAAGTAGCTTTCATCATGCATCTCTTTACCAAAAGCAATACATTGGGCTACATCAGCCGGACTCATTGGTCGTATCATTTAACTGTTCCTCATAATATTCAGCTTTTGCGACAAGAAGTTGATCAATCAATTCTCTCACTGCGCTGTATCTGTGGTGTGCTATTAAGTCTTCATCTTTTCCCATACATCGATGCGGATAGGTCTGATCGAGTACATCGATCAATTGCTCCGAAGTCGCTGGGAAAGGGTAGTCTTCGTCAAGTTTCATGGTCATGGGCAGAACCATCCTCTATTCTTCGTGGATCTCAATTTGCATCTCTTCGCGGTCTACCTGTTCCAAGAAACGCATCCGCATTTGCTCTTCGAGCCACATCTTGTTTTTCTCTGATTTAACAGCTGCATAGCCCCACGCGGCAAAGAACGCCGCGAAGAGCCATACGATTACTGCTAGACCCCACATTCCAAACTCTTGGGGTGTCATGCACACTCCTTCTGTCCGGTGTTAGGATCGATGAAACAGGCTTCAGCCTTTGGCTCATTGTCCTGTTTGTCTTCTTTAACTTCATTCAAAATTCCGTATCTTTTTCCAGCGGCCCTAAAGGTCGTTATTCCGGAACAGCCTAACTCGTAGGCATTCTCATACAGAGTTTTGAAATCTTCGTAGGTTACGTCATCACCAACATTACAAGTCTTGCTGACTGCGCTGTCTACAAGACGTGAAGCTAACGCCAGTACCCGCACATGGTCTTGCGCTGGTATCTCATTAGCTGTCTTGCCGGACACGCCTTGATTATAAGCATAGTCCTCAACACGCTCGATGGTCTGTCCATCAAAGTTCTGGATGGTTCTGTCGTAGTACAATGCGAAGGGTGGCTCGATGCCGGACGATACGTTGTCGGCAGTTAGGCTGATTGTTCCGGTGGGTGCGATGCTCAGTAGATGTGAGTTCCGCAATCCTTGCTGAATAATCTTTTCCTGAACCCACGGTGATAGTGTCTTATAGAATTCACCCTGAGTATATAGTTCTTCCTCATACAGTGGGAAGCTACCTTTCTCAGTTGCTAGATCAGCGGACGTTGCATAGCAATGGTCACGCAGAACAGACAACACCTTCTCCATCCATTCCATGAACTCCTGTGAAGCAAAAGGCATACCCATCATTTCACCAGCGTTGGCTAGACCAGTTACACCTAGACCCATACGGCGTTTATTCTTAGCTTCTTTCTCTTGCGCTGGGAGCGGATAGATTGTCCTGTCGATAACATTGTCCATTGCCCGCACGACATTTGCGATGTCGCCGGTGAACAAGCCGAAGTCGAACTGCTTGTCCAGAACGTACTTTACTAAGTTGAATGACCCCAGCAAACACGCGCCGTTGTGTGGTAAAGGCTGCTCACCACATGGGTTAGTCGCAGAGATAGTTTCGCAGTACCACAAGTTGTTTTTCTTGTTAATGGTGTCAACAAACAGTACCCCTGGTTCCGCCCAATCCCATGTGCTTTTCATGATGATATCCCACAGGGCAACCGGATCTACTTCTTTGTAGACTTTCCCCTCGAACTCCAGCGGGAAGGGTTTCTTCTCGCGTAGATGCTCCATGAATTTATCAGTAACAAGGATAGATATATTGAAGCCCGTCAGCTTGTCGCTGTTGTGCTTGGCATAAATGAATTCCTCGATTGAAGGGTGGTCGATCCTCATGCACCCCATCTGTGCGCCGCGTCTATGCCCGCTCGATGCGATGGTCTGACATACTGAATCAAAGATGCCCATGAAACTGATAGGCCCTGATGACTTGGACTCCAGACTCTTGATGAGATCCCCGCGTGGTCGGATCTTGCTGAAGTCATAGCCGATGCCACCACCTCGTCTCATAGTCTCCGCCGCTTCCGTAGCGACAGCCATGATGCTTTCCATCGAGTCATTGATTTCACTACTGACAAAACAGTTGTACGCCGTAGTCATACGCGCAGCGCCAACCGCATTCTGTACCCGACCGGCGGGTAGAAATCTCATGAGACGTAACGCGTCTTTAAAACTTTCAAAATGATTTGCATCGTCTTTAAGTGCATTAGCAATACGGACAACTTTAGAATAAAAGTCCTCGCCTTGCTGTCTGTATTTGATTGTATCTATCTCTTCTGATAACGGCAGAGATGGGCCGTAGTGTTGGTTGCTTATCATACTAAATCCCTTAAATCTGGTTTTTTATAATTAGGGCCTTTCATTACTTTGCCGTCCTCACGCATGACCGGCTTACCGTCATCGCCTAACTTCGACATATTGCTTTTATGCACTCGATTGAAAGCTGGGCGCAGGGAAAGACCAAAGACCACTGCGAACCCAGACAGAACGTACTGAAGGTCAGCAAGTTCTTTGAGAAGGTTCTCCATATTGTCGGGTGGCTTACTATGAGATAGTCGCCACGCCGCACTATGTACCTCTTGAGAAAACTCCGTGAACTCCTCACGAATTAAATCTAATCGAAGCATCAGTTCATCGACTGTCATCTTCACATCAACAGGTGCGCCCATCGCTTCGTTGAAGGACGCAACCATTGACTCACACGTCACATCACGCATCATTCTGAACCCTTCTCTTGGATAATTTCTTTGAGGAATTCGCAGTACTCGATGGCTTTGTTGATGTCTCGTTTGACGTTGTCTTTGTGCTTGGTTCTGTATCGACTGATGTACTTGAGGACGTTACTGACTGCCCACGCTTCTTCTCCATCGAGGGTTCGACAGACGGCTTTGATGTACTCTTTTGTTTCGATGTTGGCGCGGACTCTTGTTCCGTCTTCGAGTGTGACCCATCCGGTGAATTGGTAGTGGCTGGGGCTGATAGCTTCATCCATATATCTGGTTTCATGGGTGACCATAGTCGTACTTCTCCTGTTGTTTCTTTGTAGTCGCCGTGTCTAAGGATGCGGGCAAGCCGTACCATTAGCAGGGCATCTGCTTCTGTTAATCCGTTGGCGATGAAAGCATCACGCGTCACATCCCAAGCTAACTTTGGGTGTGGTGCATCTGCTAATATCTTATCTGCTTTTGCTGTACCTATCCCCGGAATGCCTTTGTAGTTATCCGAAGAGTCACCGGTCAGGGCTTGCTTGAATACTGCAAGGTCAGCCACGTTAGGATTGATACGCATAGCACGGCGCATCTTGTCAGGATTAAAGACCTTACAAGGTAGCGTCATGATGTCCTTATCGATGCTGACAACAACAGGACTCTCTATGTCAGGTTGCGTACCTAAGATGCCCAAGAGGTCATCAGCTTCCAGCCCTGCCTTCTGTACGACTTTGTATTTTTCAGACAGATATTGATAAGTAAAAGTGAGCGCAGAAGGTCGCTCCATTCCACTACGATTTCCTTTGTAGTCAGGGAATATATCGTGTCTGAAATACTTACGGGTTTGATCTGAGAAGCACATCAAGGTCACGTTAGGTTTGATGCGCTTTGTCCACTCGTTCATCATGTGATCCACATACTCTTTAGCGCGTACAGGATCGAACTCCATGATGGTATCTTCTTTGACGCTGACAGCAGCGGCAGATTTAAAGGCAACAATGTCGCCGTCTATAATAGCAGTTGTCATGCGGCATCTCCTTCAAGTTCGCATTTCCACCACAAGTCGCTAGGTGGTAGATGTTGTAAGGCGGTTTGCCCCATGTAGACTGCACGTTTAGCGCACTCACTTTTTGTTGCCCAAGGCCCCCACTCGTCCTCGATGGTTACACACGAAGAGGGGTCATTCATTGCACATACAAACATAATTACTTTCCACATCAGTGTGTCTCCTTCCAGTTCGAGCCAATGTCATAAGAACCAGACACTGGACATTTAAGGTTTAGTTGTTCACCAGCTAACGTGATGGCATTCGCAAACAGTTTGCCTATCTCTTCTGCGTGTTCCTCACGCACAGACATCTGTACTTCGTCATGCACATTTGCACAGTAGTTGAAGGTCATTGGCTTATCATCCACGACATGACCGGCTTTGGTCGCGAGGTCAAAATGAAATGCGACCAATGCTTTCTTCATCACGATTGCACCGGCTGACTGTAGACAGAAGTTGAGGGCGGAGTGTGGTGACAGGATAGGAACATGACGACCGTCAACTCCCAGCAAGTACCCCCGCTCACAACGCTTATCGATGATATCGGTCAGCTTGTCTAAGCCGGTGATACCTTTCTTCATACGCTGTCGGACTTCCTTGCCCTTCATATAGATGCCAGCGTCCTTCATGATGGCTTGCAACTTGCGGTCACTTGCGCCGTACAAAAATGCGTACGTTGCTCGTTTTACGACATCACGATCTTTGACACCTAGTGCCTTACCGGTGCGTGAGTGTACGTCAGTACCATCGTCCTTCGATCCTTGAAGCAATGCGTTAGCGTATGCCCCATCATCGAAGTGACCTAGATAGTGAGCCAGCATTCTGAGTTCGAGCGCGTCAGCATCACAACCAACCAGCTTGTCACCCTCATCCGGTAGCCAGACTTCACGCATCCTAAGATCACGCTTACTGATCTGCCCCATGTTAGGCCCCCAATGACTACAGCGTGATGTTGCTGTACCTATGGTGTTAACCTTGCCATGCACATAGCCCTCGCTGGTCACACACTTGAGCCATCCTGATTCACCCTCGCTGATTTGCGACAGTTGCTTCTGACAGAACAGATAGCTATTCAGTAGCTGGGCTTCGGGGTACTTTAGATAAGACAGTACAGTCTCATCGATCTTTGGTGAGCCTGATGGTGAGAATGCTTTAGGCTTCCACCCGTACTTCTCAGTCAGACGCGATGCAATTTGCTGGCGGGAACCAGGGTTGAACACCTCGATACTGTCCTTCAATTGCTTACCGGTCTTCTCTGACCAACGCTCATGAGTGATAGGCGGGAATGCTTCTTGGAGTTCAACCTCGATGTCCGCCATACGTTGGCGTAGTTCAGCGCAAACTTCCTCTGCCATCTTTACATTCAGACGGAAGCCATGCTGCTCTTGCTGGTTTATGACATAAGCAAAGTCATGCTCAAGTTTTATTGCATCATCCCAGCCATAGTCTTCATCTAGGATTTCACAAAGTTTATGGTAAACCAATGTTGTTACCTCAACATCACGGGCGCAATAGCCAGCCATCTCATCGCTGAACTTTTCCCAATCGTTGAAGTTACCTTTCAGATAGCCAAGCGTTTCTCCCCAGAATTCTAGTGAGTGCTTACGGCGTGTAGGATATACAAGTCGGGATAGTATAAGTGTATCCATAACTTGGGTTCGCTGTAGTTTTAGGTCAGGATAAATCCTCATCAGTGTTGGATAATCGTACCCCAGACCGTTGTGCCACACTGTCACTTCCGCTTTCTCTAGCCTCGCCAACCCATCCTTCAGTGGTGGGTAGTTCGGGTGATCCGCGTAGACGACTATGTCCGCTGGTGCGTGGTAGTTCGCTATCGCTAAACAATGAACCTTGGTCGCTATTAGACCGTCTGTCTCTATGTCTGCTATGAGTGTTGTCAAAATACTTTACCTCGTTGTTTGCGTGTATGATGCGGTGACAATTGGAACAAAGAAGCACACACTTATCTGCTTCTTCTACCAGCTTTTCCCAAGGCACTGCGGTCATGTTGGAAATCATTAAGTTAAACTCTTTTGTGTCTGGATTTCTGTGGTGGAAGTCATAGACTTCGCGCTGAAATTTCTGTTCGCATCTCGCGCATTTATCACCATGTCTTTCTATGAGTGCATCCCTTCTGTTTTTTCTTTTGTTCCGTTGGTGTTCGATCTTATCGAACGCTATAGCCTAATCTCCTTGTTGCTATCAAACTCAGTCACCTCTTCAAGTAACCCAGATTCTGGGCTGAACTTTAAATCACACACGTCTCCGGTATTTCCGGCGTGGCGATCTTTGAGACATTTAACACTCAGGATATTCTCACCGTCAGACGCATTGCGTGACACAGCTAAGACTTGGTCGCTGATCTGTGCGATGCTTTGTGAACCACGAAGACTTGACAGCGTTGGTATCTGTCCATCCTCGAAGCCTTTATCACCAGACGGTCGGCGTAGGTGGGAGATAACCATCATGCCTACATTGGTTTCTTGTGCGAATGACCTGAGTTTAGTCATGACATAATCAATTTGTTTTCTCTCATCACCACCCGACACCATGAATTCACTGCCGGACAATAAGATAGATAGGTGGTCGAGAAAGATATACTCAACACCACACGCCTTGACCATGTATCGAAGTTTGTTCATCAAGTGGTCACTATCCATAGAACCGAAGTGGTCATACAGAACGAACCGTCCAGTACCTAGAGTTTTACTGAACGCTTCTTCGCGCTCTCTTTCCGATAATTCTTGAGGCAAGTGCAACTGCTTGCCAAGGGCATAGGACATGAACCGCAACCCAGTCCGTCCAATAGATTCCTCAAGCGCAACATAGCCAATAGTTTTACCCTGCGTAACTGCAAGGTCATACGCAATCTGAGCCGCAATCGTAGACTTGCCAACTCCAGATCCAGCCGTAAGACAAACAATCGAAGCTGGGCGTAAGCCGAAGAGAACATCGTTGAAAGACTTGAACGGATATGGTGTACCCATAACGATAGGTTTAGATACTGCATCCCAAATCTCCTTTCCATTTATAACCCCATCCGGTCTATGGGGCTTTGCGTTATATACGGCTTGTAACAACTCTTTGACCGCGTTGTTGACTAGCATTTCATTTGCATCTTTATACTTATCAAGCGTGGCTATCGTTGCCTTGCCGGGGCTGAGTACTTCAGCGCATTGCTTGGCAGCTTTCATCCCTTGGTCGTCTTGATCAAAGAGAAAGCAAACCTCTTCGAACTGTTCGATCCAATCGATGTTACGACTGATAGATTTCGATGCTGACTGTGCGCCATTCGGGATGCTCACCACTGGCCAGGTTTTGGTACACTGATGATATGAGAGGGCATCGATCTCGCCCTCGACAATCACCAACCGTTTACCAGCCTTCCAAAGATGCTGTCCGAATAACTGAACATCAGTCATTTCACCACGGGTTTGAAATTTCTTGCCTTCGAACCGTAGCTTCTGTCCACACACGTCACCGTCTTTATTACGGTACGGGGCAACGTGACAGACTTTGTCACCGACCTTTGCCAGCCGGTAACCATACTTCTTGCAAGTGTCTTCAGTGATGCGTCTGTTCTGCAATGCGCGGAACACACCACCACTAACTAAATCAGAGTCCATAGTTTTCCTTACGGTCTGTTGTTCACCTGTCCACTTATGCCCCTCACAAGAGAAACAATAAGTGTGATCCTCATAGACTGTGAGTGCATCCGATGACCCACAGTCTTCACACGGTTCGTGCGCTTTAATCACGGACGATTGCGTATCGTACATAGCGTTGTCCTGTCACATCAGTTTTATGGATACGGTTAAATCTAAATTTACCGGTGGCTTCCATGTCGCTGATACGGCGGGGTAATGCACGAATTCGATACAGGTTTTGTGCTTCGATGTTCGTGATTGATGAACGCATACTGAAGTGTTTCTTTAGTAATTCTATCTGTGTCATACTGACTCCACATAAGTTATGTTAATGCCTACCGGCTCATCCGGTTCGGCGTATCGTTTGACCACCGCTAGTGCGATAATCTGGTCATCATCGTTCCAAAAGAAACCATTGCTGGTCATTGAATCGAGAGGGCCTTTGGCGAAATTATCCACGTCTCCACGCGGGTAATCTCTCTTTGATGTCTTCGGGCGTTTAGCCACGACTTCTATAAGACACTCGATGGGATGTTCCATGTGCTTCACTGTGTTCTGAAATTGACGCAGTGCTTCTCTACATTTGACCCGAAAGTTCTCATAAGTTTTGCCGTAGTAAGTACCCCACCTCGACACGCGAGGTCTGGATGCGGGAACTGGTTCTACTTCTAGGAAGATGACCGTTGCCCCGCGCTCCATCAGATAGTTCCGTACCTGTTCCGCCAAACTAGATTGCGATGTCGAAGTCGTCATCGTCAGACGAATCATTCTGTACGGCTTGGTGTTCACCAAAGTCTCCGGCTGCGCCCTGACCAAGATTTCGTTTCTCGATCAGCATCACATTTCGAAGCTGGCTGGTGACACCTTTGTTCCCACCGGTGTTATATGCTTTCAGTTGGAACGATGCTTTAATCAGATCACCTGAAGATGGGCAGTCGTCTACTGACAATTGCTTCTTGTCTTCACTGACAAATCCTGGTTGGAACTTTGTCTTCGCGGTGATCAACCACTTGCCTTGGAAGTCTTCCTTCTCAGTATCGTCACCATCCTTGAATGGCATACGGAGTCCGGAAGGTAGCTTCTTAAATTCAGCGGTGGCTATCTCTTCGGCTACGGTAGTGAGTGTCTTGATAAACTCCTCAACTTCCTTGTCGCCTTTCTCCATCACAAGCGTGACTTTGTATTTACCATCAGAGAATTCTTGACCCTCATCAGGCTTTGCCAACCATGCATAGGCGGCGGTTACATTTGGAGAAACTTGGATGCTTGCTTTATTGCTTGCCATAGTTTTGATTACCTCAGTGTGTTGTTTCAGTTAAGTCGGGATGAAACATGAGGGCTTGGGATATAAACCAATTATAGTTTACGCCCACATCCTCAAGTTTCTGTTTGTAGTCGTCAGGCAAATAGCCCAACTGCCAGAAGATAAATGCCATTTGCGTAATCAATTCTTCTGCTTCTTGGGTACGCGGTGGATATGTAGTTGGCATAAGGACACTCTATTTGCTAGTGCTAGTTTCACTGTACAAAAGATCAAGCAAAGAAGTATTTAGCTTTAAGTACTTCAGATACATCGAATGATCCTTGCGGTGGTATGTCCGGTAAGTCAACATCAGGTGCGTACTCATGTATGTACGGTTCAAATTCGTCCGCAATCCAATTACCTTTGAACATTCTATATGCTGTCTGCCGAATAACATCACGCATTGTATCCACATGGCTTGGCAATACTGCAAAGCTATCGTGAATAGCAGCGATGCTATGGACATGATGTTCCTCTCGCATCTCAACCACTACCTTCTGCATTAGAGCAGCATCGAGTGAGTGAATGATATTCGGTGAGGAAGACAGCATCTGCTTTCTGACATTCAGTCCGCCGTCAGGGTTTTCATCCCACATAAAGTAGCTACCCATGACAGTCTTCACGTCAGACTTTGCGACATTCCAATAAGATTGCTGGATGGTAGAACCAACCGGCGTTACCCATCGTAATGGCTTATCAAATTCAGCTAATGCTGTTGCACACTTCTGGAAATAATCCATGATTGGACGGCTGGCGACTATCGTCTGGTTAAGAGCAATCAATAGTTTGTCTCTCATGTATGCCGCGTTCTCTAGTTTATTTCCATCGAGTACATCACAGAAACCATCCTTAATAAGCTGGTCTTGAATGCCGCGTGGTGTCACACCGTAGCTGGTTGTCATACAAGCCCGCTTACATACAGACCTGTTGATATGACCCACCCACTTGTGTGCTTGCTCAAGGTTCACGCCGTTCTGAATATCATCAGTTACTAAACGCATCACCACATCAGCCGTTGCGCTGTAGATATCAAACCGCTCTGGGTCGGCAGAACAGTTTGTCAGCTTTGCACCTACAACATCGCGACCGATAAGAGATAGCAGTTGGAGTCCGTTGTTCGATCCATCCTGATGAACAGGCAGGGTGCAAACAAACTTAGCTGGGTTGTCCATACCAGTAGCTTGCGTCCAATCCACACACGTTTGCCAGAATTCTAGTTCTGATTCAGCGTGTGTCCATAGACGGTCACCCGATCCGAATGGATCTGTGGCGGACTGAACGATCAGGTTATGGTTGTCTGTCGCCCACGTCTGCATCTCTTCGAAAGTGATTTTGTCTTCACCGTATGTATTACACAAACGGACTGCCAACCAGAATAGACCACGTTCTCCCAACGGTTCACCGTCAGCAAATCGCATTACTCCTCTAGCTAGACTATCACCTTGAGGGTTTAAATCTGGGGTCACATAGTACATACGTCCGCGACTGTCACACTTGATGACATTGTATAGATCACGACCTTTGACATGGTCACCCAGAGTTATCTTACGAATGGTTGCTTCACGTTTGGAAACCTCGCGTGAATTCTTATCGTGTATGTTCGTAAGTTCATACTTCCACTCTGCCCGCTCGACCTTCGACATGGCATCCCATTCGAATTCATCCTTGCGGGGTGGTAGTGGTTGTGGGTCTGGCGATGGGATACATGAGATAGCTTGAGTGTCGTTTATGAAACAATCACGCGCCATCTGTAATGCATCTTCATCAATCCGGAATGGACACCAGCCCAGATAGTTCGCTGCCCTTGTAGTTATGTAAGACAACGGGTCATTCAGTACAGACGTGTGCTTGTGCAATCCGCCTCTAATGAAATCAATATCGATCATGTAATAACCGCCATCGTATCTCTGGTTCTCTTGATCCCATGACCACGGGCGTGGCTCGATGACCATCGGTTTGAGTACCGGAGCTGCTAACTCTAGCTGGCTATTGATGTCTTCCATCATCGCACGACACGCATCACTCAGGAATACTTGTCGCTCTGTTTTGTTTCTGACTTGGACGTATCGGAGTTCGAAGAAAC